GAGCGCGAGACGGGACTCGAACCCGTTAAGGTTGTTTTTGAAAAAGCACGATATATCAAGCTTTTTCGCCAAACGCTAGGAATTAAGCCATTCTTAGCGTTATTTTTTATCTTTAAAAAGAAATATTTTTCTTGTTTTTCTGATATATTTCTGAGATATATCACACGATATATCACACGAAAAAACTTTTTTAAAACTTTTCAAAAGGTGTTGACAATACCCGATATATCGGGTATAATAAAGACAGTTAAGAGAGATAAGGAAAAACAAAGAAAACAAATTTTAGGAGGATTTAAAAATGTTAGACAGAAACGAAGTAATGGAGCTTATAGCAAGAATTGAGAAGGCAGACAACTGGAGCGATATCGAAGTTGAAGAGTACGAAAGACTCTGCGAAACCTTAGGGCTTGAATATCACGATTATGACGATCCTGATAGACTCTTTGACGACATCAAGGCAGCGGCAGAAAAGTTAAGCTAAACAATAATTAAAAACGCAAGCCCTCTCCGGAGGGCTTGCAAAATAAAAAAGACATATAAATAGGAGGGATTAGAATGGAAGTGTTTGAAGTTAAAGAATTTAGAGCAGAAATAAAATTTTCAAAAAGAATGAGCATCGCTGCAGGTTGTGCGCTTGACGACCCTGATCCGGTAAGCTTAGGAAAGTACAGCACAAAAGAAGAGGCAATGAAAGAATTAAAGAAACATAAACCTGACTGCTATTACAATTCTTATGGCAAGTTTTATCACGTTACAGAATACTTTATTGATTGCTATGAAGCAGATGAAGATGGCGAATTTTTGTCAGGATGTGACTACGTAAGTGCATATGAGTACAAGTATGACAGCGAACTTGACGACATAGTAGTAACGGAAGCATAAGGATTATAGATATATGATAAAATTTAAAATAGACATTCTCACCTCCCTCAAAGAGGCAGGATATAATCAAACACTTTTACAGGGTGGACTGCTTCCCAAAAGCACGATACAGGCCTTGAAAGATGGTAGAAATATCACACTTGAAAGTCTTAACAAGGTCTGCATGCTTACAGGTCTGCAGCCGGGCGACTTGCTTGAGTATGTGGAAGTTGCTACAGAAAAAGAAAAATTTTTGAACAAATAAAAATAAGGCAAGGGGATTGAACCTCTTGCCTTCTCTTCTACTCTGATATGCCCACACTCTCAACATCTGCAGGCACGCTCTTATACTCTTCTACAAGCTTGCCATTCTCGTCTACCTTGTAATATATACTGTCCACCAATATATATACATTCTTCGCCATCACTCCCGATTTTGTCAGATAGTAGTCAATCCCATCAAGCTTTATCCACTGCCCTGAGAGCATCGCACCGTCGGCAGGGTTCATATAGTACCAGTCTTCTCCCTGCTTAAACCAGCCTTTTATCATAAAGCCTTTTTGGTCGAACACATACCAACGCCCATCAATATACGCCCATCTGCCTGCAATAATGCTTTGTGGTGTGTCGGCATACCACCACTGGCCATCCTTGGCCACATTCCAGCCAAGTGGATACTCTACCTGTGTAGGTTTAGCCTTCTCCGCTTTTCTGCCGCTTTCAAGTGCTATAGCCGTGTGATGAAATTCGTATAAAAGTATATCGCCTCTCTTTAAGTATTCATCAGATAGCAAATATTTAGGAGCTGATAGCAGTTCAAACTCTCCTGTACGTAAAAGTGCATTAGCCTCATTGCCTGTGTAGATGTCACCTGATACCCTTATGCCTGATGCATTGACACATACAGATACAAGGGCACTGCAGTCGGTCTCGCACGGTATTTTCACATCTTCAATCTTCCACCCGTTGGCCTTTGCAAGGCTGTATAAGGTCGTTCTCTGATTTTGGTCGTACCCGATATAGTCATTTTTGCAAGCTTTTTCCATAGCCTGCGCTATCTTTTCTGCCTTTTTTGAGTCTTTGCATCTTAAAACTTTATTCCAAGGCCTGTTATACCACTCGCGAATTGCGACTTCTTTGCCGTCCTGATCTCCTGCTACACCTCCGCTGTACTTCATTCTTTCATCTCTGCTTGCTTGTCCTATTTTTATCATGTCTTTACTCCTTCCTATCCTAGATTTTTTATAATCTCTTTTTCTCTGTCACTAAGCTCCCAAAAAATTCTGCTCCTGCTCCCTCAGCTTTTGCTCAAGTGCCTTTTGCTCAAGCGCCTTTTGCTCTGATATTAAAAAGCCTGCACCAAAAAGTGCCTTCTTAAGCGGTCGTTGATTATCCAAAGTCCTTGTAAAAGACAAATCTTCATCACTAAAGAAAAATTCAAGGCCTCTATTGACTAATTTCGCAAGCCTTGCAGAAGTAACTACATGGTGTGAATATTCGTACTTTGGCAGCCTTGGCTTTTCTTCCGTCTCTTGTGCTTTTATAATAGCAAGTCGCAACTCTTCAGCACTTCTTATCTTGTATTTGTCCATATTGGTAATGAAAGATGTGCGCACATCTGCACCATTTTCATATATAATTTTTGAGTCGGTAACAATAAAGGATCCTGAGTGGCTTGAAAAAAGTGTTAATTGCGGTGCAAATAAAAAGAATTTAATTTCTTTTTCTATGTACCAATTAACAATTTTTGTTAATATCGAAAACGGTGGATTATCTATCACGACACAATCTGCAGAATAATCATAGCTTTCATAGTCACCGCCCGGATAGAATGGTCTTACTATCTCTTTACCCTCAAGGCCGTATTCCTTTACCGCCCAATCTTTTACCGCCTCGTACACTGCAGGCGGAGTGTAGCAGTCATCTGTCGTCTTTTTAGGTTTAAATTTTTCCACAAATTCTTCGTATGTCTTAGACTTCATCTTGCTCCTATTTCATGTCAGGAAATAAATTTCCTAAGTAATATTTCTTTTGATTTTTTTCATGTTCAATTTGTGCTTCTGTAAGCTCTATCTCTCTTTGAATTTGCTTCATAGCTTTTACTATGTAGCTTTGCGTCTCTTTTTCTTCATGCCAATCTAACTCAAATTTACTCACTACATCTATCTGTAAATTTATAGTTGTACGATATTTGCATAAAAATTTCGGAAAGCTTCTGCTTATAGCTATAAAAAGATAATCTTTATTTATGCCGTCTTTGGGTATAAAGACGCAATATCTGTTATCAATTTCGCCTTCTTCTCTTATCTGACCGACAAATTCATCCACGGCGGAAAGCTTTATATAACAACTTCCTGCAGGATATTTCTTTTTGTCTACGGCTCTTTCAAAGTCGCAAACTTCTGTAATATTTATTACCTTATTCTTTTTAAGATTCATTATTCATGTCCTCAAGTAATATTTGTCTATGCGCACCAATTATGGCCATGTCTTCTACAGGTCCGACAAGGTCGCCCAACATCTCATACAAGTCGCCCATGGTTTTTCGCTCCTCTTGTCTTATTTCTTCTAATTCTTTTAAAAGCGTTTTCATGTCCGGCAGCGGTTCAGGCTCGTATGTGTCCACGTATCGTGGAATATTTAAGTTGAAATCGTTATCTTTTATCTCTTCATAGCTTGCCACGTGTGCAAACTTCTTTACTTCTTTAAAATCAAAAAAAGCTTTCAGAACCTTGTCTATATGCGCCTGCTCCATGATGTTATTCTTTCCCGATTTGCTAAAATCTTTTGAAGCATCTACTACTAAGATGTTTTCTGAATTTCTCTCAAGCACTAAAATAAATACGGGAATGGCGGTATTTAAGAAAAGCTTTTCGGGCAATCCTATAATTGCCTTTATAAGTTTTTGCTCCACCAACCACTTTCGGATGTCGCCTTCTTTCTGTCCTCTGAAAAGAAGGCCGTGCGGTACTATCGCAATGAGTCTGCCATCATCTTTTAAATGACTTAGGCCGTTTAAAATAAAGCCGTAATCCGCCTTGCTTTTTGGCACCTCAAAGCCGTAAAAGCTGTAGTCTTTTGCATCGGGAAAGTCCATTGAATACGGTGGATTCATAACAACATTATTGTACTTGCCGACCTCTTGCACGCCATCAACTTTTACGCTTATTTCATCTTTGCTTTTTTCAAGAACATATCTGCTTTTCACCGCATCTCTTAAACAATCGCCCTCTTCCACTATGCCTTCAAGTCCGTTTAAAATCCCATCAAGCAAATTAAAAGCTATTGTTCTTTGGCTAAATTCAATCTCATGTATCTTAGTGCTATGTTTTTTCGCCACAGCCTTTGCAAGCGCTCCTGTGCCTGCACACATATCTAAGCAAGTGCCATCTTTTGTAAGACTTGCCACAATCTCACATATGCAGTCAGGTGTAAAATCTTGTTTCAGACTTTTTCTGTCTCCCTGTTCTGATTGATAATAGTCTCTTAAATCTGTGATGCCATTTTCACGCATCTTCTTGACCATATCGGCGATATCGCTATTATGGATTTTATCCATTATTGCAGTCGGCAGCAGGTAGCTTTCTTTTACTCCAAAAATTTCTAAAAGTGTCATCGTGCCTTACCTATTTCCAAATTAAAAAGAGGACTTTGCAGCCCTCAAACTTCAATTATAAATTTTTCAAATCTTTGTAATATGTGTTTGAGCTTATGCCTAAAAGCACGCCCAAAAACGTATCTACTGCAGTAATCGTGCCCACTACCTGTTCGCCATATGGCAAAGCCCAAATGCTTGCAAGTGCAAAGTAAAGCGTACCTGCTGCAGGCAGTAAAAACTGTGCTACCCACTTTAAAAAATCATAAGTATTCTTATTAAACTTCATCTTATTACTTCCTTTCTTTCGCTTCTCTGAATTTTTCTCTTATAAACTCTGTCTCACCATCAATGTAGTGATTTCTTATATTGTGCCTTTCACAGTGGTCGTAATATCTACTTACCACCCCTAAGGCGCTCTCAAATTGCTTGACTGAGTACTCTTTACCAAGTCGCAAATTTTCCGAAAAGTCAATAATTTGGTTACGCATATCAACTGCCCTTTTATCGTTTGTCTCTTCTTCAAAGCGTGTGAGCCTGTCGCTTATGTCCTTAACCTCTTCTTTTACTTGCGCACTCTGTACAGCTATTTCGTCAAGCTTTTCATAAGTCTCACGATTTAAAATACTACCCATCCACTTCACCGCACGACTAAGTGGATGCAGGGGGATTTTCTTATTAAATTCTATAAGGATACTCAGCCCCCCGATTATCCACGCCACAAGCGATATAATGTCCTTCACCTGAAGGGCTAAAAACCAGTCTTTAAATAGATTCAAAGTAAAATCCCCCTTCTCTTTTACTCTTCTATACGCTCAGCATTTGACGGTGTGGCCAACTCCGCATTATCATCCGCAAGCTCCGGATGTCCCTTTTCCTTTAGAGACCTTTTTACACCCTTCTTGAAAATCGGCAGGATATTAGCCATGTCGGCCATCGGGGTCGCATGAGTGACTGCAGTATGCTCTTTGCCACTTACATCTATACTGTCAATGATATGCCCGTCCGGTATATCGAAAGTACCAATTTTCAAACTTTCCAAGTCTGACTGTTCGGACACCACTGCCAATACATTGCCGTTTGATTTGTACAATACAGTGTACTTCATTGTTGCTCCTTTCTTAATTTAAAAAGTCTACTCTTGTTATTTGCACGGCCCCTGCGAAAATATCATTTGTCCTGTCATAATTGCAAAAAGCGCCAAAGCTCAAAAAAATATGCTCATTTATTGTGCTTACGTCTAACACGATTTGGCCTTCACGATTTATCGCAGGGCTTGCAGTATCTTTTCTTATCACGTCTATAGTATCCACAATAGCGCCCGACACATTTACCTGACCCCTTACGCTTGCACGGCTTACATGAGCCTCTAAAGTCACATAAGGCGCACCTTGTATATTTGCCGCACTTCTGTAGTACACAACTATCTGCCTAAAAGGCGTCACATTTATAGATTGCGAAAGTACGCAACCTATCCTTCGACTTCGCAAGGAAGGGTAAGTAGTGGTCAACTGCAGATTCATTCCACCGCCATATATACCGCCATACGCGTATCCCGATTCGATGTTATAAGCGTAGTAAGTTCCATTTGCGTAAAATCCCTTTGACGCCACTCCCGACACTAAAAGGCCATCGAAAGTGGCACCGTTAAAAACCGTTCTACCGCTTGAATAGTCAGGCATAGTGCCAGTAATGCCTGCGAAATTCTCACCTGCGCGGAGATTGTGAGGTAGTAAATTCGGCAAAGGAAAGAACACATAGTTGGCTCCTTGTATATATGAGCCGTTTTTTATACCGACGACAATGCCTCTTCCTACTCCCGGCAAATCATAGGCAAATCCCTGCCCTGAGTGGCTGTTATTTGCCATAATTACATCACCGCCAGACGGCGCCCATATCGGAATTTGCCCTTGTTCACCGCATGTGTTAGTGTCTGAGAGAGTCTTTTCGGGGTGATAATTTACTGCCTGCTTAACTTTTGCAGTCGGCACGATTACATAAGGCTTGTACCCACCGCCTTTGTGGTAGTAGCCTTCTTCTATCCTTGTGACATATCCACCCTCAGCAGGATAGTAGCCGAATTCAGTACTATCCGGACCTTTGTATCCACGGACTGGGATTGTGCCTTGTATTGGTTCATCATCGCTATCCCTTGTTAGAGCTGTCACGCCTTGCAAAACTTGATTTTTTGTCGCTGTCACATCATCAGAGGACACTCCTCCGACTCCGCCACTCATCAGTATCGCATCAGCCATGTCAACCTCCTTTCGCCATCAACCAAATATCTTGCTGCGGCTTTTTTCTAAAGCATTTTATAAGTATTCCGCCATCATTCGTCTCAATCTTATCTATGCAGCTGTAAGCCTTCCACGACGCTTTTATAACACCCACATCCGTGATGTTAGACGGCAAAAAGTGACTTATGATAGGTGTATCTGTCGCCTTCATACCCGATACGGGTATATATAGCGTGTACGGCGCTGTATTTGAAAAACCTACAGCAGTAACTTTTATAGTCCTTACCTGCTTAAAAAAAGTATGTACAAATTTAAGCCCTGCAATCAGTGCGCTTAAAATTCCTTTTATACTTCGCTTTGACTCGATCTGATTCAGATCCGATATAGTCACACTCTCCGCCCACGCAGCAGGTAAGTTCACATCCGCTATGGCTCCGTCATTTGCACTTACTTTGCCATCTGATAGCTCTTTCAGTTTTGCGTCTATGATATCCATAGACGGGTTTATCGCCTCTTCGATATTTGCGAAATCCGATAATTGCGGCTTATTCAGTTGAAAAAATCTTGTTTTTTGCATTTTTTATTCCTCCTGCCATTTTTTGTCGCCATAAAGGCCGCCCCATTTTTCGGTTGTAAGCTCCGACCACCTCGTAGTCTTAAAGCGCTCCCATCTGTTAAATAGTGCGTATACATTCACAATCATGTTCGCAGGCGCTCTCTTTCTTATCAGGTCGGCCACTACGTCAATCATGGGTATTGATACGAGTTTTACGCCGCAATCAATCAAATATTTTGAGTTATCAACTTTTAATTTATAGTTATCCGCACCGCACACAACCTTTAATACTTCATCAAGCTTATTGATTGTGTACGGTAAATCAGACACATGATAACCCCTTATGCGGTTGACTCTATCCTCTAAGCTGTCAGCAGGATTTACTACTATATGCAGCAGCTCTTCCCACTGCGCGCACTCACTTTCGTCCATCGTGGCCAAAATTCTGTTAAGCTCTTCTCTTTGCAAAGATGCCCATGCAAGCCTTAAATACTTGTCATAAGTCTTTGCAATCTTTTTAAACTCCTCTATTTCCGCTATGTGAAGCGGTAGATATTGAAGTGTATCAACCTCTATCATGTCAATACCACCTCGCCCATCTTTGGAATTTCATCGCTTTGCAAAGTCAGATTGCTACCGTTTTTGTTCAAAGAAGTATTATTTACATCAAGCACACCCTGTACATCTAATACAGCCGACTCAAGCCTTGATATATATACGATTGCTTCGGTATGCTCATCACCTTCCTTCCAAGCCTCCGCGATACCTTTGAGATACTCTTTTATTTTTTCTTTTATCTTCTCAGACAAATTACTGCTTGAGTATCCTGCCGCATATGTTATTTGAGTACTTACATTTACAACTACTTCTTTTACTGATTCAATAGTAAGGTCGTGACCTATCGGCACCCATCCGTATCCGCTGCCCTTTGCGGGTACTGCTTCTGCCCTTATTTGATTGATTAGGTAATCACTGACTGCAGTATAATCTGAAGATATCAGTACAGCTTTTACCGTGCCCGCGCCCTTCCAAGTCGGATATATCTTTGAACCGCCTATACCTTGAATGCTTGCAAATTTCTCTTTATAAGCAGCAATATTGCCCGCAAAGCTTTGAGATGTGAAGCTTTCAAGGTATCTTTTATACAAAGACTCTTTGCTTTCATCATCATCGCCTGCGACAAGTAGTTCCGTCACCTTTGCACTTTCTAAGCCTTCAGTAAAGTCAATCGGAATAAGGTCACCTCTCAAGTCATTCGGATCTGCTCCCGTCTCTTCCACTATCATCTTATATTGATGTAAGCTATCATTTATAACTTCTACAGCTCTGTAGTTATATCCCTTCAGGCTGTATCTGCTGCCGATTGGCACCGCCACATTGAATTCGGCTTTTACATATGCATTAGTCGCCTCTTTTCTGACTATACCTCTATCAAGTGCAATCATCTCAAGATGCTCAAGGTCTGCTGTGCCTGCATGGCTTTGCTCTATGATGTAGTCACTTTGTATGTACAGCTTTTCAATCTCATAAGCCAAGGCAGACAAGGCATTATGTACCAAACTGCCTTCTGACTTGACTATCTCGTCACCGATATACTTTTTCATATCGGCAAGGATACTTTTGTAATTTTTATCTTCGTACAACCTCGTCTACCTCCAAACTTCCGAATTTTGTCACTACTCTGAACTTTATATCCAAGCTGTCGGAGTTTCTGACAACCTCAAAATCTTCTATACTTTCGATATATTCATTCATGAGAAGTGCGTCCATCACTTCGCTTTCACAATCAGTATTTATATACTCATCGCTAAGCACATGCCCGAAATATTGCTCCAGTGATGTACCGTAATCGCTTGAGTATATAGCGTGCCTGAATCTTTCAGTGCGCATACATAGCCATACCCACACTTTTATGGCTTCAAGGCCTTCGACCATCTTGCCTGTAAGCTGTCCTGTTGTGAAGTCTATGCCGTACTCACGCGGTACCTCTATGACCTTAGTTTCTTCGCTTTCCGCTATATCTACATTGCTAAGCTCTTCTAAAAAAGAAGGTAAGATACTCATAGCTTCACCATCTTTCCAAGCACGATATAAAGACTTGATGTGTAGTCAGTCGGGTCGCTTCCTTTTACCTTCATCACTGCCACTTTATCGCCTGCTTTAAGCGGGCTTATGTATGTACTTTTATCTATCAAATCACCACCCTCAGGACACCCACCTGCTACAGCTCTTGCAAGCTTTACAGTTAAGGACTCATCAAAAAGAAGGTCTTCAGATGTAAGTACAAGGTCGCCGATTTTACAAGAATTTTCGCTTACCATCTCCGCAAGCTGTATGCCTGCCGAAGGGTCACCCTCGTCTCTTTCTAAAAAAGCATCAGTCCAACTCATATCATCCACCTCCATTCCTTGCTCTTGACTCTGCTACAGCTTTTCTTATAGCCGCAATCTTCTCTTGTCTCTTCTTTTCGCCTCTCTTCATGCCCTTGCCCTTCTTTTTGCTCTTTTCTTTTGTAGCTTTCTTTTCTTTTTGCTGTGTACCGCTCTTAGTCTGAGCTTTTAAAGCCTTCTTCTCCTGTTTGTTTTCTTCTCTCTTTTCATTCTTAAGTTCTTCTTTTCTCTTCTCTTCAGCCTCATCCTTCGCATCCCTGGTATCCATCAGACTGTCAAATTTGAGTTCAAGCTCCATTTTGTGCGTGCCGTTTTCAAATGTATGAGTATCTGAAGATATCCAGTACTTACCCGAAAGCCTTGTGGCTGTATCTTTTACCTCTACAAAGTAGCAAGACAAGCAATTTATATCGCCTATTGCCGATATTTTTATAGACTGAGAAGGCTTTACTTTTAAAAGATTGTTTGCCCCTGTAGTCGGATCCACGCCATCCTCTTTTGAGTATATCTCTTGAAAGACTCCGAACTTCTTCAAGCTTTCACCATCTTTTACTTCTCCGATTTGCTTTCCCTTGTCGTCAAATATAAGAATTTTATTCTTAATTTCATCCATGCTTTCGGATATGCTACTTGCAAAAATGTTTGAATTTTCAGAAAGCGTAAAGCCTTTTACAGCCCATTCAGTCTTATATACTCCAAGTCCACGCTTATATATCATCGCAAAGTACTTATCGCCCGTGATGCGATGCGCTCTTGTATATGCAGCCATTACAATGTCGTACATCTTCATCTTGTCGCATATCATACTTGAGATATTGACACCTGTAGGATGCAGGTGCCTTATCGGTACTTGTATATCTGCACATACTTGAGCCACTATCGCTTCAGCTGTAAGATTTTTGAAGTTATATTGACCTGTGGACTCAAGTAGATGCTTCATCATGTCATAAGCTGTAAAGGATATCGTGCCGGTCTGACTTGATTTTTCTATGCCGAAAATCTGCCCGAAAAAGATTTCGCCTTCTTTCGCATCCTCAAGCGTTATATAGTCTCCAGTCGCGATATTTGGAAGGTTTACGGTGTTATCATAAGGCGCATTTATATAGTCAAAATCTACACTTCTTGCCGCTTCGCTTGCCGAACCTTTCCACACTATCTTAGATACCGCATTCGTGATGTTATATATAACTCCTGTATCTTTTATAAGATTTATCTTCATACATCACCTCACGGAAATACTAAGACTGTGCCGTCTCTTATCAAATTCGGATTGCTACCGATAACGCCTTTATTTTGCTCATACAAAGCGTGCCAGTCTGAAGACCCTGTAAGCTTTCTTGCGATTGAACTTAAACAATCGCCGCGCTTTACTGTATAAGTTTTCGGCTTTTCCCTTGTATCTTCTCTTTTTGTAGCATCCTTTGACGCTGCATCACTACCTGCAGTCTGTGAAGCATCTCCGCCCGTGGCACCTGATTCAGCCACAACACTTGACTGACTGATAGCTATTTTTCTATGTTCTTTTAAATTTATAGAAAAACTTACATCTCCAGTGCCGTCATCTTCGCCCCACTCGAAAGAAGTTACTCTACAAGGGAAATTGATAGGCGTTCCAGTAATTATTATCTTAGTCGGACCGCCTGCCATTATTCTTTCTATTTGCTTGACATACTGCATAGGATTTTTAATTCTTCTAAATTCACAGTATCCGGAGTTATACCGCTTAGGGAAAAAAGAAGAGAAGGAGACTGTTTTCAGTCCCCTCATACCGCCAAGGTCTACTTCTCCAAGGGCGTTTATATTTACAGTCTCAACGCCCCTGCTTCCTTGGATTTTATATTCTGAAGGAAGCACTGGAAATCTTATCGGGCTGCTACCTTTAAGCCATATTTGCATTAAAGCTCATACCTCCTCTATTATTCTTAGATGCTATAACTCTTCTTGCTACAGCATCGCCTATCTTTTCTATGTCCGCTTCTTCTCTTACAATGATTTGGTCTGCAAGCTTTGGAATATTGATATTAGTGCTACCGCCTGCCTTGCCCATTCTCACGCTTTCATCGTGCGGATATATCCTTGAGCCGTGTGGAAGGTCGATAATCTCTCCGCCTTTTTCGCTTACCTGTACAAGACCGCCCATCCAGTTAAGGTCACCTGTGGCCTTTGCGGGCACACTTGCAGCAGACGACTTTCCGCCACCCATTACAAAGCTTGCAAGGCCCTTCGCTCCGTCAATTACTCCGCCGATTGCACTCTTTAAAGTATTGAGAGGTGCCATAATCATCTTTACAATACCCGCAAAGAAGTCCTTGATACCTTGCCAAGCCATCTTCCAGTCACCTGTGAAGACTCCTTTGATAAAGGTTATAAGGCCTTTAAACGCTTGCATGATGCCTTTCACATAATCAATAATGCCATTTATTAGTCCTGCAAACGCCGATATCGCAATACCTGCCGCTGCTGCTATGCCGTGGCCAAGCACGTCCATCACTACCGCACCAACTTTTTGAATAATTGGAATAAGTGGCATTATCTTTGCTTTTATAGCTTCAAAGTTCGCCTTCAGCTTCTGCATTGTCGGAGATGTGGTATTTAATGCAGCCTTAAAAGTATTAAAATGTGTAATTATTGCAACCACTACCACAGTAATACCAACTATCGCCGCTATCACAATGCCCGCGGGTGATGCTATCGCGGCTATTGCGGTTCTTAAGATACTTCCGCCTGCCGAAAGCCCACGGAATCCCCTTGTAGCGATGCTCGCAAATCTTCCCAGTTTTGCGAAAGCACCTCCGACCTTGCCGATTGTGCTTACCGTTTTACCGAAAAGTAAAATAGCGGGTCCGACAGCTGCTGCCATTGCTGCCCACTTCGCAATTTGTTTTTGTTGCTCGGGACTCATTTGATTAAATTTATCAAGTAATTCTGTGATTTTATTTATAAAAGGCACTACTGCCTCAGCTATCGCGGAACCTGCACTATACTTAAATACGTCGAATGACGATTTGAGTTTTTCCACAGCACCACCCGGACCACTCATAAGCGCATCGGCCATCTCTTTTGATGCACCTGTTGCGCCTTCTATGCTGTCTTTATAGCCTTGTAATGCTTCAGTTCCTGGACCGTTTATCAAGGTTACCCACTTTGCAGCCTGATTCTTTCCAAAGATAGCGGCTGCGGCCGCAAGTTGTTGTTGGTCACTAAGTCCTGCAAAGCCTTTTTGCAGTGTTCCGATTGTCTCAGGCATGGACTTAAGACTTCCGTCTGTATTAAAGACATTTATACCCAAAGCTTCCATCCATATTGCGCCTTCTTTTGCGGGGCTTGCTAACCTCATAAGACCGGTATTAAGTGCGGTAGCACCCTCAGATGCTCCTATGCTATGGTCGCCAAATACGCCAGTAAGTACGGCCAAGTCGGAAAAACTCCATCCGACTGTATTTGCTGTAGAGCCTGCAATACTCATAGCATCAAACAAACCTGTTACATCCGTATTGGCCTGCGCCTGCGCTTTGGCCATCATATCGGCGTAATGAGTCGCCTCATTTGCATCCGCTCCGAAAGCCTTCAAAGTATTTCCAAGACCGCCAGTAACCATCGTAAGGTCTGAAGCCGTACCCGCTGCAAGGTTCATAGCAGGCGAAATCATATCCGCCGCCTGTGCCGCATTAAAGCCTTGTCTTGCAAAATTCAAAGAAGCATCTGCCGCGTCCTGCATGCCGAAGGTTGAGTTTGATGCCGCCGTTTTTATAGCGCCTTCAAGCATCTTCGCGTCCTCGGACGTGCTTCCCATTGTTTTTCCCACGAGTTTCAAGGTCTTATCTACTTCGCCGAACGACTTAAAAGAAGTGGCGCCAAGTCCCACTATCGGAACTGTGACGCCTGCCGTAATCTTCGCGCCAAGGTCGCTTATGCCCTTGCCCATCTTTTCGACACTCTTCCACGCTTTAACACTTGCAGCAGTACCGCTTGAAAGCGTACCCATAGCCTGCCTGAAACTGCTTGAAAAATTATCTAAAAATCGAAACTCGACATCTACTTGCCTTGCCATCAGTACGCCTCCTCTCTCTCTTTAGCGTCTTCTACTTCTTTTCTGATAAAGTGCTTTATAAGCAATTTGTCAGAAAAATGTGCATCAAAAAAGACCGACGGGCTCCAGTTATGATTTACAAATAAGTAATACATAGCTTGGAAGTCCGCATCGGTCTCTATGAGTTTTTTACATCGTCGTAGTCAATGCCCTTTTTATCTTCTTTGCCGTCTTCGTTAGTACCAAATCCCGACAAGGCGCCGATTCTCTCAGAAATCTTTGTAAGCTCACCGCCCGGAAATAATATCTTTGCCAAGTCCTTCGGGCTTGCCGCATTATAATACTTCTGCAATCCTCCATCTTTGAGATTCGGCTCTACACATCCCTTTACTACTATCATCGCATGTGCGTCATAGATTTTGCTTCCATCCATTCCGCCCTTTTCGGTTGACGCACTTGAAATAAGTTCGGTATATAAAGAACCTGATAAGGCCTTTACAGTAATTTCCACGTCTTCGCCTGCTATCCTTGATAGTGCTTTCGCCTTTATCTTCTCAGTAGGTACTTCCATGAGCTTGTTTCTATCAAGCTTCATAAGTTTTTCCATCAAAGAATTGTTCATTTTTTCTTCTCCTTTACGCGTTTATATTGTCCAAGTAATCCCAGTCTTCAAAAGTGAAGCTGTAGGACTCTTCAGTGTTTTTCTGAACTTCCCAATCCATTAAGATAGCCTTATCGAATTTGCAGTGGTAGAACACTACTCTTTCAACCCCTAAGCCGTCAGGGTCTGCAAGTTTTGAAATAATTTTAAAGTCAGGTGTTCGTCCCTTTTTGATTTCATCAGATATCGACTTTGAAATATTTGATCTCACGTGATGAAGCTTAACGCTTCCTTTTCCTTCAACCTTGGTCATCTTTTTTCCCGCAGTTAGGCTTCTGACCATAGAGACATCTGTATATGATACGCTTACTTCGCCCTTGCAGGACACGACTTCGCCGATGTACTCGTCATTAAGCCACAATTCTCCATATGTGCCATTTATGACCTGATTTGATACAAATTTCTTCATGCTCTACCTCCTATATTGAAATCTTTAAAGATACATCCTCGATTGCATCAACCAAGGATACGACCGCCTTTAAAAAGACCTGCGAGCCTGTGTTTGCTCTCTTTATTTCAGCGTCGTTGCAATCGTCAATATCCTTCTCGCTTCCATCTTCCAAAACTACCTTCTTGCCCTGTGCCTTTAGCCACTGCTTCTGTCCTTCAATATCAATCTGACACTGACCGACATCAAGCAATCCGTCATTTACAAGCCCCATAAAATAAGCATTTATGGCCGTAATAAGAAGGCACTTATTATCATAAGAATTCGAGAATTTGCCGATATAGCTATCCTCTATAGTCTTTCTGATATCGTCTTCCATCATGTCCATAGTCTCAACAAGTTTTATCTTCTTGAAACTGTCACCCTTGTCTGCAGATGTGGTGGTAAGTGAAGTTACAGCGCGATTAAGCTTGACCTTTTCACCATCCCACAGCGCTATGAGCTTGCCTGCTCCAACCGCTTCGTCCTGTTCGGTCTTTGTAAGCCTACTTACATCTACAAAGTCCTGTAAGGGTGCGTATGTACCCGATACAGTAAGGCCTGTGCCTGCTAAAAGTCCCGCGATTCTTGCGCATCCCTGTTCGGGTGTTAATGCCTGCTCCTTCGTTCTGTACAATGTAGACGACCAATTTATAATTCCTTCGCTGTCCGCTGCCACCTCCGGCAGTACGACCTTTACAAGATTATGTTCACTTCTTTGCTTCTTTGCCCATGTCACAATATCTTGAACCTTGTTGTCGGTTTTTGCGGTCGGTATGGCCATGTATGTGAATCCTTCATTCTCAAAGTACTGCATCATGTCCTTGTATGCCTTTGTCATATCCTCAGCGGTAGGCATAACATAGACAATTAAATACTTAGGCGCATGGCTGTATCCGATTAACGCATCCTTGACAAACTGTTCATTTTCAGCACTTAGAACTCCGTTTGGGATATCGCTAATACTCATAACCTTAAAGATCTGCTGTCTTGCGCCCTTTAAGACAAGGGCTACAATTCCGCGCTCGCCCCTTGTAACCGCACTTGCACCCTGCTCAGTAAAAGCAATCGTGATGCTTGGTGATGTGAGTTTACTCATTTTTTATCTTCCTTTCTTTTCTATAGTCAAAGATATATCCGTGATAAGGTCGCCGTCGTGATACTCTGTACTTTCGTACCACTCAAGACTAAAAGAAATCTGCGGTATATTGCCGTGGTCTTCTATGTACTCATGTGAGTAGTCACTTACTAAAAGCTTTCTGCCACCTACATCCAAAGTCATGCCCACGACTTCAAATATATGTTCTATTACATTCAGCGCTTCCACTTGCTTTATAGTTTTTTGCACGAATGTAATTTTTACAGAACATGACTTTTTTAGCATGTTTTTACTCTCACGACTAACGCCAAGCGGCACAACCTCAACAAAAAAATACGGAGGCACCGCATTATCTACAGTGTCATTTCCGTATCTTTTTATGTCTGGATATTCTTTTTTTAAAATTAAATTTACTTCTTTGATAATGTCGGCATAAGTAACCATCAAAACCCCCTATCTGTTAGAAGTCTATTTGTGGCTTCTTGCATCTTTTCAGGATATTTGCTTTCGTACTCTGCTCTTGTCTTTTCTGCATAGTGCTTGCCCTCAACAAATCCGCCTGTATCCGCACCATGTATAAATTTCCTGTGGCCATTTTCAACAAGGTGGAAGTGTGGCGCTTTGTTTGTGACTTCGATGTTTGAAATGATACCCAAAGATGTGTACTCCTTCTTTGTTTTCCACTTCTTCAGACTGTTTTTGCCGTCTTTATAAGTGGAAGGCATCTTCCCATTGCAGTCCTTTGTCCACTCTCTTGCCGTCTTTTCTACAGCCTTATTGAGCTCGTCGGGCGCCTTGCTTATCAGGCCTTGCATATCAGACATAAGTCCTTCAAGTCCTATAAAATGTACACTTTCAGCCATCCGCACTCCTTTCCGTGTGGTCCATGCTTTCAGTACACATAAGTTCCAAATAATAAGAAGCCTCCAAGGGATTGACAATGTAATTTATAAGAAACTGCCTGCCCTGATACTCGATTACATCTTTTTCAGTTACATCCGTGTTCCTGATTGTGATTTTGTATACAAGCTTGCTTGTTGTCTTATAGTGTTCCAGCTGTTCATTGCCTCTCAGCGGTCTTATCTCCGCCCACACTTTTTTATACAAGCCTAGAGTACTTATGATATTTGCAAGTTCATCTTCGCTCTCTTTATATCTTAATATGCTTACTCTCTTATTAAGCCTTCCGGGGTTTATGCCTTTCATGTATCCCCCTTCAGTGCTTTTTTAAGCTGTAGTTGTAAGATAATACTTCCGAACGTGTACTCTATCCTTTTTCGTTGCTGTATATCAGATTGCATAAGTTCTCTGTTGTCATATAGATTTTGCACTATCGCGCAAAAAAGAAGATTTGCAGTCTTATCCTCTTCGTCGTATTCGCCTACAGCGGACACGATATATTCTTTCGCCGTCTCCATCATCAAAGATATGAGTCCGTCATCGTCGTCTCCGTCTACTCTTAAGTAGTCTTTGACTGTTTCAATCGTCATAGGCTAATACCTCCTAAAAAAGCCCCTGCAGGTGCAAGGGCTAAAATTATGGTGTTACTGTAATGGTTCCGTTCACGAAAGCATCGGAATCCTTGACCTTGCAGTCAAATCTTTCGATACCTCTAAAGAGTGTTAGATCCTGCTCAAATGCGTTCAGTGTTCCGACTGCTGCCACATTTGAAGTCATGATATTAAGTTTTGCCCTATCAAAAATCTTTACTGCTTCCTTCAAGTCGCCGATAACAAACGGAATCTTGTTTGTCTTTGTGGCCAAAATTGCGTTTGGCACTACCTTTACAGGTATCTTTCTTGCTCCTACTGCAAGTACCATCTGCATTGGGTTCTGAACGTCAGGACTAAGCAAGTATCTGCCGTTCTTATCTACTAAAGTATCAAGGTAATTAAGTCCATCATCGTTGGTCACGATTACAACTCCTCCTGCATATGCAGCGCCCAAGGTGACATTGATAGCCTTCTTGATTCCGTCAAGGTTCTTCAGATCTGTTTCAGTCTTTGTTCCGATAGCTGTAAGAATTTGAGCATTCTTTGTCGCGATATCCTCCTCCGCAAGCCACTTTGTAAGCACAGCTGTAATATTTGCATCAGAGTCGGCCAACAACTCAGATGTTACAGGCATATAGCCGGCATACTTCTTAACAGCGTACTCAAGTATTTCAAACTGAGGTGTGTTATTGCCCTGAATCTTCCCAGCTTCCGCCACTGCCTTGAAGCCTTCAGCCTGTGTCTTCTTCTGAAATGTTCTTCTTCCGCTGCTTGTCTTTACCGTCTCGACATCTACAAGACTTTCAAGTGAAAAAACAGCCTTCTTATACTGATTGATTTTTGCCTGAATATCTTCAGGCACAGTATAACCACCGTCGGCCTTAGTACCCTCTGTCATTGTGTTAGTATAAAAGCCGTGTCTTGCAGCTTCCGCAAAGTCGTGTACCGCATCAACTACATTATCTGCAGTAACCGCTTTCACTCCTACCGCATTTGCTGTGCCGTTTGTCATTCCACTCTGCTCATTTTCTATAACATCCTTAAGAATGTTGTACTGCTCCTGAAGATTTATAAGTTCTTCCTTCGCCGACTTTGCTTCCTCTATTTTTCCCTGCTCCGCAAGGTTCTTTACTTCAAGCTTCTTCGCATTTATCTGATTAAGTAGTTCCTGTAAATTCATTTTTGCTCCTTTCATGCCCCGAACTTATCGAGGTCTTTTAACAAATTGTTTTTTGCTTCTTCAATATCAGCCTTTTTGGCTGTATACTGCTGTATCATTTCATCGGTAATCTTCAGATTGCCCATGCTGTTTGTGATTACCGCCTGTCCGGATTGACTTATAGCGTCTATAAATCCCATTTCAACCGCCTTATCGGCTATTATCCATGTTTCCGCGTCCATCATCTGAATGATTTCATCTTTGCTCTTGCCCGTCTTTTCGACATAAGCACTTGCTAAAGCTTCATCCCATGCCTTCAAGGTCTCGGCCTGTTTACTAAGATGTGCGTGATTTCCACTCGCACGACTTACACTAACATCATGAATCATAAGCATGCCCACAGGCGATATTGTGCTTTTACCTGCCATCGCTATGACCGATGCGGCGGATGCTGCCAAGCCTTCCACTTCTATGTCCACATCGTTGCGACCTCTAAGCGTGCTATAAATCTCCTGACCTGCAAGCACATCACCACCGCCCGAATTTATCTTGACCTGCAGTCTGTCGCCCTTTGGCATTTCTTCGATTGCGGTTAAAACATCGCCAGGCGTTGTACAGTCATATCCAAACCAGTCATAAATCTCTTTCATTTCATTACTGACTATGTCGCCTTTTATCTTAAGTATCATTTTTGCCCTCCTTTCCGATATTGTATGCAGCGCCGACATCTGTAAGCGGTACATAGTTGCCATTTACTATAAGCACATCACCGCCCTCCATTGAAGGAAGGTCTAAAAGATGCCTACCTTCGTTCGGAGTGTATATCCCATTTTGCACCGCGGATGTTATGCTCTGCATTTGTGTTTCCATATTTGCCCTAAGAAGGACCTTTTCATTGAACTTGTATACAAATCCTTTTGCTCTCTGCTCATCAGTCAAGCATTTATAATTGATTTCTTGCTCATACTGATTTAAGCGATACATCATCGTATCTATCAAAAAGCTAAGCTGTTGCGACTCTGAGTTTGAGTAACTACTCTTCTCATAGTCATTGATTTGGTTCGGCTTAACTCCAAACGCTGCCGCAATCTGTAGCGCGCTATACTTCTTAAGCTCCATATACTGAGCATCCGCAAGCGTGTAGGTAAGTGGTTCAAGTTTCATGCCGATTGGTAATGCTACCACCTTGCCCGCATTTTCCGCACCTGTGAGAAGTTCGTTATACTTTTTCTGTAATTGTGTCCTTAATTTTTCGTCAAGGTCGCCCGTGTACTGCAGTACGCTTGATGCAGTTAATCCGCTTTTATACAGCTTTTCAAGATATCTTTGTGAGTATCCTGCACCCTGTATGGTGCTTTTCAATATCTCTCTTACCGAAAGCCCCATGACTCCATCCCAGGATAACCAATTTTTGATATGCAATACATCTTCTTGTCTGAATACAGCCGTCTCACCGTTTTGCGGATTGCTGTATTGATAATACAGCCTTCCGCGGTCGCCAAACACGCCCGCATTGTCCATGTACACCGTCACGCAATCAGATTTCATTATCCAGTAAGCTTTTGTCTGTATCTTGCCTGTCTTTAAGCCTTTGCCGTAATCTCTTTGGATCCACGCGTAAGCATTGCCATAGTGCTGGCAATTTGCCTCCATAGTGCTCCAAAATGTCGACGGCGTTATAACGCTGTTCGGTCTGTATAAAAGCACATCTACAGCGTCGGCCCTCACTCTTCCGCCCGTCGCATCCTCTTTATATAGCTTTAGCGGCATCTTGCCCATCGTCTCAGATAAGACTTTCAGACAAGTGAAGTATGTGGTCTCTGAAAGCGCCTTCGGGGTAGTGATATCATCATCTATTCCAAGCCACTGCCGGAGCCGTTCGCTTGCCGTGTCCGCCGTCTCAGGTACAAAAAAGTTTTTCAAGCTGTTAAAAAATCCCATTTTAGCCTGTCATTCCTTTCAAAAATTTCTCTACATAGTCGTTGTAGCTTTCCGACTCAAAATCGTGATACAAAGCCAATTTAAACGCTCCCAAAGTCGCATCCACGGGGTCTATTCGCTTAGTAGTTGCATCTTTATCTATCTTTATAAGGCCATTATTTGTCCTTACAACCGCATTGGACATAGCGTAATTAAAAAGCGGATTATGCAGATACAACACATTGCCCGAATAAACCTGCTCCCTGAAGCCTTGAGTACTCTCATTCAGACTCTTGTGACTCTGATACACTTCTTCCACCGTATAGCCTTCATCTGATAAGTCCATCATTAGCTTTGCTGCGTTCGCGGGGTCGAAACATAAGCACTGAATATCAAGCTGATACTTCGCACACTCATCAATCACATACTGCATCACAGTTGCTTGGTCGACTATCGGCGTATTTGTCAGCGTCAAGTATCCCAAACGCTCCCAAGCATCGTACGGTACCTTATCTTTTATGATGTGTTCTCTAAGCTTGTCCACGGTAGGTATAAAGCTATGCGTCCAAACTGCGTAATTTACTATCTTCTTGCTACTACTGTCCAGTTTATCGGTCTGAAACGGTACGATAAAAGCGACCGATGTAAGGTCGATTTTTGACGACATATCAAAACCGACATATACAGGTTGCCCCTTTAGGTCGATAGGGAAGTCCTTAACTTCGCAAGCCTTCCATTTTTTCATATCCATATAGCCGTTATTTGCGGCCGATACCCAAATATTGAGTACTTTAGTCATGAAAGCTATCATTTTTTCAGGTATCTGCTTCGCTATTTCGTAATCTTCAGCTATCTTCTTTATACCTTCGTCGTAAAAGGCTCTTATCGGGTTGGCTTTTTGCCAAGTCTCTAATGCTCCGGGGTCGTCGCCCTTATCGGCTTCGCAAATGTCGATAAAATACTCATCATTCTTTACATCTACATCAGGATCTAAAACCTTAGAACAATAATCATATTCTTGCGTGTAGCAAGGGTATGTTAAATCCTTGCCCGCTGTAGTAATTATTGTCAACATCGGCTCTTTTGTGTTTGAGCCAAGTCCTAAGTCGTAAAAATCGGTTGTCGGGTGTTGGTGGTATTCATCGAGGATAAGGCACGCAGGATTTGTACCATCTCCCGTCTTGCCATCTTCTTTCGATAACGGCTTTATAAAAGAACCCGTTTTTATATGCACTATTTCATCACGTTTAAAATTAAATTTTGACCGCAATATTGAGCCTTTAGTCATCAAATCGCACTCACTGAACACGATTTTCGACTGGTCGCGTTTTGTTCCGGCTGTATACACCTCATATGTCTCATGATTTTTTGTAGCTTGAATAGCTATTTCAAAAAGCGCTTCGCCTGCTTCCATTTGAGATTTTGCATTTTTACGCCCTACCTCCGTAAAGCTCTTCTTGAATCTCTTCCTTCCCGTCTCTCTGTGTATCCAGCCATACAACTGACACGCTCTGAACTTTTGCCACGCTGTAAGCTCTATCGGCTTGCCTGCCAAGGCGCCTTTTGAATGCCTCAGCAAAGAAAACCACGTAACTATTTTATTTGCGTTGTCTTCACTCCAAATATAAGAAAAGTCGGCTGTACCCACTCTTTCCAAATCATCAAGAAATCTTTGACATGCCCACTTGTGTTTTTGCCCTGACGGGATTTCATCAGCTAAACAGCTTCTTGCGTACTGCTTGATATCCTCCAAGTGACTCATATCTATATATCTCCAAACATCTGCATGAGATTTTCTTCCTGTCCTTTTGCCTTTTCTGCTGCAATCTTAAGTCTTGAGCTTGCGGACATACCCAAAGCATTACCCGCCGTGTCCATATCCTTTTTTGCTTGTTCCAAAATTGCATAGATCGGATTGGGCTTTTTGCCCGAACTGGTCTCGACGACAGGTTCAAAATCTTTCTTTTTAATCTCTTTTGACGCTCTCATGTACATAGCGTAGGCATTTGCGTATACTATCATACTGTTACGGTCCAGATTGCCTATAATTTCTATGCTCTTTAGATTCTTCCTTATTCGCTCGTACTCTTTTTTAGCTGTAGCATCAATAAAGACCGAAGGGGGAACTTTTTCAAGCTCGTCGCCATCAGTCTTTATAAGTGATTCTTCGTATTCTCTTCTTGCTCTGACATCTTTCTTTATATTGCCCGTCTGCATCGATATAATTTTTCGCGGTCTTGCCATTTCTCCCTCCTTTCGGGCTTTTTTTATGCACAATTTGCCCACTTTTGGGCGGTTTTTAGAAATTTACGTTTTGAAAGCTGGGGCGGCGGTCATTGGGAATTGTCTGAAAACTTCCCAAATACCCCCTACCCTATAGGGTATATCCTAACGTTTGTAATTTAGTATGCTATCTTCTTCACTAAGCTTCTAAGTAAAGCTTGTGTTTCTATCTTACTTGCCTCACTCTTTCTATACAGCGCATGTATCTCATCGTGGCTTGACCTTGACAAAGGTATCAGATTATCTTCTACATAGAATAGTGAAGGATTATCCTCTGCCGTGACTATGTGATGCACTGTAGTAGCGTACTCAATACGGCCATTTAAAAAAGCCCAAGGATCTAAACCTTGATACCTTGCTATTATGACCTTGCGTAGTGCTTGCCACCTACCGCCTTTATATAGCGCCCTTGTTCCTGTCGGCTGGGGGTAGTCTCTTTTAAAATCACACCCGCACTTTTTTCCCGCCTCGTATCTTTGCCCACAGTGCGGGCATCTTTTATATATCATTTTTGCACCTCCGCTTTTATACAACAAAAAAGCGCCCTTGCTCATAGGGGGCGCTTTTCGAAACATTAGGGGGGAACATGTAACTGTAACTCAATAAAAAAAGAAAAAGGTAGTCAAAGCTTTGCTTCTTTGACGTCTACAGTATAGCACTGTCAAGCGGTGCATTGCGATGTCCTAATTAAAAAAAGAAGCAAGGTTTTATATGCAGTGCCTTTTTTCAAAATCCTGCAAGGCCCTTTTATGCAGCACTAAAATCCACCTCTTTTCATATCCAAGTTTGTCTGCAATATCGCTAAAACTTGCGCCTTTCATGTATCGCATAATTAAAAGAATCTTATAGCGGTCGTCCGCTATATCATCTATCTCTTCTTCTATCTTACGATAAAGAGTTGTATATCTGCTTGCCTGCTCCTCAATTTCTTCTCTAAGTTCCGCCATCTTTATAATAATGTTCTGTGTCTTAGTATTATCGGGGCTTGTTTCGACTTTGCAATCATTCAAGGCGCTTGTGACCTTTGTAGCAAGTGCCATAAGGCGCTCGCGTTCGGTTGTCTTTACTTGTATGAGCTTTTCAATGCTCATAAGCTGATTAAGATATTCTTTTGCTGTCATGACCAACCTCCAAATACAGCATTTAAACACTTTACTAAAGATTCAAAAAAGTTCTCTACATCTTTTATACACCATTCTTCTTCATGCCCTGCCCGTTTTGCCCGTGCTTTAGTTCTTACTTCTTCTTTTTTTATTTCATCCTTCCCTTCCTCGATTGCTTTTGAGTTAAAAATTTCATACATGTGTCTAGTCGCTTTGAAATCCGAAAAAAGTATGCTTTTTTCTATATAATCATTACAGTGCCCTTTTTCTTTTAGCAGCTCTTGATTTACTTTCGCGTTTTTTCGCTTATTTGTGCATACCTTCCATTTTTCTGTTTGATACGCACAAGTACTGCATCTTTTATCTGTCATTACTCACCTCTCTTTTTCAACATACTCTTTTACTTCTAGGATTAACTTGCCAACTCCCATCATTATTCATCGTTTTCCATAAACGCAAACAGTCGTTTAATTGGGATAGTATGTGTACCATTTGCATAATGAACATGCCCTGGCTGTTTGTCGTAATCGGTTATTTCAAAATTTACCCAATCTTGTAAATTGTTTGGTTTCAAAATGTAAGAACTATAAGCATAGTCTGGTGTTCTATTGCGGGAACTATCGAATCTTGCACGTGTACAATCATCATAATAAACTGTTACAACTTCATCTCCAGATATTACTTGCACAAATATATCTTTTATTACTTTATCGCCTGTATCAACTTCTGTGGCGCACCCATTAAAATCATAAATATTAAACTTCATTTATCTCTCCCATTCTTGACATGTCATCAACTCGCCATCTACCTGATTGCCGAACTCGTCACTTTTTCTGCACATGCACTCAACCATTTTTGAAACAACTTCAAGCCTTCCCCATTTGCATGTGTAGCAGACTTTGCCAATTTCTTTTTCAGCCTCAATCCTCCTGATCTGTCTTTTCAGCTTCTTGTCAACTATAAGCGATACGGTCGTCTTGTCGCTTTCGTCATTTAATAGCTGAGTCAACATAATATGCACATCTGCTATCTCTTCCAGCACCGCCCTTGAGTGGCCTTCTTTGCCATCAAGGATATCTTTTTGCAGTGCTACTATAAGCTCTGCAAGCTCTTCGATTGCCTTTGCTTTTTGATGTTGCATTCCGTAATGATTTAATATCCGCCTTGCCAATCCTTCAATCATGTCTACTCACCTCCTAACTCTTCTGGCCACTCGTCCACTTCTTCCCAGTGCCAATCTAAGTGACTAAGCACTTCTTGAAGCGACTCATCTGTGATATCTTCGTCTTTAGTATCATCATCTACAGAAAAGCCCTCGATTATTTTGTCGTTTATGTATACAACTATTTTTCTCATTCTTCACCTCTCTTTTTTAGCATACCCGCTTTTATCAAGTCGTATAAAATATCAGTAGCTGTGCGGTTGTCTCTGTGTTTGCAATTCGGTCTTGCATGTATCCTTGAATCATGTTTCCACCAATTTTCAATTTTAAAGCACTTCGGACTAACAAAAATAAACTTACAGTCTCTTGCAACGCATAAATAATAGCATTGCCAAAATCTGGAAATTCCCCTACATGGCTTAAATCCAAATCTCTCAAATTCTTTTACTTCTACGGCAGGTATTAGCATACTAACTCCTTTTCAAGCGCTGCAACTATACACTCAACTCTCTTTGCGCCAAGTCCTTTTATTCCAAGCAAAACCCCATTGATTTTGGATATATCTATCCCCGGCACTGACTCTGTACCGGCTTTAAAGCCATCCATGTAGGCATTTTTATAAATATTTTGCAAGTATACATTCATTTGATTGTGGTCCATCTTTTTGATATCCTGATATTGTTTTCTGTTTATCACTATATCTTTTTGTATCGCCATTTAGTCCTCCTTCACTTCTATCTCATCAAGTACGCCTGACTGCACCAACGCCGTCGCTTCAATTACTATACTCATAAGCACCATGTCAAGCTCGCTCCAATTTATACCCTTCTTTTGTCCTGCGGTCTTCTGCGTCGTCATAGCTATAAGCTTGTATACATATTCTTTCAGCGCGGGTATATTTGCCTTCTGACCTTTAGTCATTAAGAACTGCCACATCATATCTTTTAAGCCGTCTGCAGGATTAGTCATGTTTTTTTCGCCTCTGCATCTAAATCTTCAAATGCTTTTATATACTTGTCTCTTATCATCTTGAGTGCTTCAACTATGTCGCTACGAACATCGTCTTCATCGTAACATCTACCGATTTCAAATTTTGCGTCTATAACTCCTGAAATATCGCAATCCCTCACGCATATAATACAACTGCGCCTGCGCTCTATCAGTTCTATAACCTTTTGCAACTCCTCAGCTTTCGATATAATCTCATATTTCTTTTTTTGCATTTTGATAAGTTCTTTTAAATTATCTTCCGTCATTCATACCTCCTTCCGCTTTGCTTATGTACAAGTTTAACCCTGCTACTAAGCCTAAACCCCGCAAGTTCAACGATGTACTTGATATGCTGTACAAGTTTGTCGTGTTCCGCCTGCTCCTTCATCTTTCTTTTCTTTGTTTCTTCTATTGCCATAATTGCCTTGTAAGCCGTGCTGTCCTTGTAGCCTTCTGTATTATAAAAATCGTTACTCATTTGCCTCCTCTTCCACCTCCGTCAGCATTTCTTTTATCTCTTTTAGATATTCCAGCGCCTCGTCATTTCTTTGCTCTAATCTTTTATAAATTACTTCTATAGCTGCGTTTGTTATATCGTCAAAGTCGGAGCTGTACAAATTTGGGCAAAGCTCTCCGCCTCTCCATCCTCCAGCACTGAAGATGATACAAATATCCATGTCTTTCATCCACTCCCTTAAGGCTTCTATATCTTTGTACCCCTTTTTAATTTGGTCTAACTCAAAACTAATTTTACTAAGTAACTCCCAAACCTTTTTAGCCTTCTCTTTTGCCATCTTTCACCTCTCTAAAATATAGTATTTAATACTTTTTGTGTATTTATATACATTGTCCTTTTATCTCTCCGCTTGCTCCAAGTTCAAACACATCTATGCCCATTTCTTCAGCAAGACTTTTCTCCATGCACGCACCCTTCGACTGCTGCCAGCCTTCAAGCATAACCATTTTGTCCGCCATGCCCACTAAGGCAAAGCAAAGAGTCATATACTCTTCATGACTACCGCCTGGCAGCATGTTGCCCATCCACATCGGATTTATTACTTCGTCATTTTTAAAAATATCCCTCACTTGATTTTCAGCCTTTAGAAAATTCAAGTGATAATTTTCAACGCCCGTAATGGGGCCTGATAGATATATTCGCATTGTTACTCCTCCTCAAAGTTAAATTTCATCTGACCTTCTATTGTCTTATCTTCAATCCACCACTTGAATACAGATTCCGCGTCCTTCCAAACCCCACCATTGCCGTCGTCTTTCCCCTTTTCTTTTCTGACTTCGAGCATTTTTCCAAAGGCTTTTATATATCTTTCTTTGTATGCAGGAAATGTCAGAATATCTCTTTGTTTTTCACGCTTATTTGCTAAAGGGCATAAGATACAACCCACTCTGCTGTACCCCATATCGTACAGCTCATTGTATGCGATATTATTTTCGTGTATATATTCCCAGATTTCCGCATCTGTCCAGTCGTATATTGGATTTACCATTATCGTTTTGTGCTTTCTTGCTGTTGTGACAAGTGTGCAATCCCATATTTCGTCTTGTTCTTTTGCACCTTTAAAAACTTCTTCTGTATGCTCTAAGCTAAAGTATTTTGAGTCCGTCAGCTTCCTTCCGATCGTCGAAAATGTATCTCTATTTTGCCTTTTTCTTGACTCTGCAGCCCTTACCCCTAGCGCGACAACCCTGTTTTTTTCTGTGCCCTCTTTGAACACTCCGCAGCAGTATCGCACAAGCCTTGTAGGCGGTATGCCCTTTTGCGCTATCAGGCTAAACATGTTTATTGGCTTGCCCTTGTAAATCGGCATTATCTTGTATGCTTTTATGTCTTTTTCTTTCAGCTCTGCAAAAACTTTGTTTACATGTCGATTTGTCTGCGGCGCATCCACAGTCGTGATACTGTGAGAGACCTCAAAGTTTACGCCTGATTTTATCGCCAAATCCAGTAAGACATCACTGTCTTTTCCACCGCTGTACGTGACGACTACGGGCTTATCGTAAAAGTCTCTTGCTATCTTTTCGGCTGTCTTAAATGCCTCGATAGCTTTGCTTGTTTTATCTTCGTTCACATTTCTCCCTTCGTCATTTGCTTTATATGCCCCTAATTTTAGCCACAGTATACCTAGAACACATTTTTATTGCTTTAGTGATACTTTTATCCACTGCGCTATAAAAACGCCATATAACGCATTTTGTAACGCCATTTAATTTTATGATATTAAATTTTATTAAAGTTCTTTGAGTTGCACTTCTACTCTTGCCGTCTCTGCGTAAGCTTTGTAAATCAAAAGTAAACTCACTTGTGCATCGTCTGTGTAGGCCACTCCGTTGAGTGCATCTAATATGCTTTTAGCTAAATTGTCAGCATCTATCTTTTTTGTGTAGCCGACTTCTCCACTAAGCATCTTTTGTCTTTGTTTTTTGCTTGTCGACCTTGGCGGCTCAAAATATCCGCGTATAGTCGCACCAATGGCACCTTCCAGCTTCTTTCCGCCTGCTGCTATGTATGACTCTTTTACAAGTCTTTCATACTCTGCGGTCTGCCTCGGCGTGTATGTCCTTACCGCTGTGCCTTGTCTTGAAAAACGCGGCCTTTGCTTGCCCAAAGGCTTGCCCAGCACCGTGAAGGTTATATATCTTTTATCTTTAGCCATCTGCTACTCCTTTTAGTTGCTGCATAAATGCCTTTTGCATATCTGCATCTATGTCGTCGTTTCTTTGCTCAAAGTTATTGAATTTTGTACCTGCGGGTTTTGCAGCAGGCACACTTGCGGGCTTATACTTGTCTTGCTCTCTTGATAGCCATCCATTTACAAAGCGTTTCATGCCTGCTTTCGTTTTTCGCTTTGTTGGATTAGCATCTGACCATCCCACCATCTTTCGCATCTCTTGAGCGATATCTACTGACGGATACAGACTCTTGTACAGGTCTATATCTGCTTGAAAGAAGGGATAGCCCTCTCCCGTATTGGTTGGTATCTCAAATATTGCTCGCTCCTTTTCATCTGTCGCCCGCTTTTCTTTTTTTGGCTCCGCGCAAACAGATGTAATATATTCGGATTCGGATTCGGATTCGGATTCAGGCGGCAGTTCGCCGCAAGTCGCCGCAAGTCGCCGCGAATTAACATTTGTTACTTCTTTTTGTGGCTCATCTATCAGCTTAAGAAGATCATCAAAGCTCAATCCTTTCTTCAAGGCGTTACACTTAGGGCATATAAGTTTTAAATTTTTATCATTTACCTCCCCACCGTTTTCAAGCGGCACTTTGTAATCAAAATGGAAAGCGCCTGCGCACATCTTTGCAAATCTGTATGCGTTCGTCTCGGTGGTTATGTATTTGCCACACTTTGAACATTTAAAATTGTCTCTTTCTAATATTTCAATTTTCAGCTGCATCGGTACAGCTCTCTTTGAGTAATATTCATTTGCCGAGTAGTCCTGCGGCTCCGGATACTTCTCTTTTGTATCTCTTATTCTTTGGTGGTCGCTCCATCTTGGAAACACTCCATATAAATGCTTTTTTTCAGTATCTGTATAAAAAGCAATTTTCTGTGCTGCGGATAGGTCTTGCAGTGCGTCTTCAATATCCGAAATGCTAACAATCTGTATCTCTCTTGGATATAGTCTTGCTAACATGATTTGAGAGTCCACACTGAATCTTCCGTAGTCATCAGCATAAGTAATAAGGCGCTTGTATAAGTCTTCTGCAAATATGCTAACTTCTGCCAAGGCTTTACTCTCATTGATGCTTTCTTTTAATATTCTGTTTGGCATTTACCTACTCTCCTTATATCAAAGCAAAAGGGCATCATACTTATATAGTTGTGACACATAATCAAAAGGAACTTGATACCTAGTTTTAAGCATTTATATTTCTTTTGCTATATGATGCCCTCTGCTATTGATTTTTCTTAGTCTTGATTACTAAAAAGCGCATCGCCTATGCTGTCGTCTCCGCCCTCTTCTTTCGCTTCCTCCTGTTTCTGTGCATCCTCTTTCTTTTCTGTATCTTCTTTCTTCTCTGTAGCCTCACTGTCGACTACTTTATCGCTGTTATTTTCTGCATAATTATTCACATCTTCCTCAGCCTCCACATATGACTTGCTGCCATCCGAATTTATGACAGCCATATCTGAGTCTATGGCTGTCACTAAATCTATACTCATGATGCCCCATTTGCTTATGAGTTGCCTGAGCATCGTCTTGTAGGCCATGCCGTCGAAATCTTTCGACCAGAAAGTATACTGATTGCCTTTCCTCTTATCTGCTGCATATCCAGCAGAGTACTTTATCGCGTGCTGCTCCATTTTTGTTCGGCTCCAGTACATTGCCTTCTTAAAGCCGTTTGTATACTCAAACATTGCATAGTAGCCGATTGTATCCGCCTTCTCTCTTTCCTCTTCGTCGTCTATGAGATTGACCTCTATTTCCTCGTTTAAAGGATCATATCTAATAAGCTCGCCTTCTTTTATTGCCAAAACATTTATTTTCTTGTACTGGCCTGACCTGATAGCAAGCTGGATATATCCCTTATACCCAAGCTGAAACTGTGCCACCTTGCCATCTTTATTGTTAAACGGCACAAGGTAATATTGGCCAAGCTGTGGGCTTGGTGAGAGATTAAGACTCTCTCCAAGCAATGCAGCAGATAGGATGCTTGAGTTACTACAGGTCTGTAGTTCCTTGTTGTTGTTTACTGCCGACACTATCGAGCTTATGAAGCGCGTGCCGTTTTTGCTTCCCACAACTTTGTTAATTTGTTCTTTTACCGCATCTGCTGTCAGGTATGCTGTGAAGCCTGTCGCCTTCTTCTTTGCTACTAAACTGTTTTGTACTGCCATTTTTTAAATCCTCCTAATTTTGATATTTTTTAATTTAAACCAAGCCCCCAGCGCCCTTGCTTCGGTGCTGGTTAGGTAAGCTTCAAATCTTACCCATGCTCTTTTTTCTTCTGTGCCTTCCTTCGCTGCAGCAGTTGTATCTTCAGATGCCTCTGTATCTTCCTTGCCATCCGTTGCATCCGCCTCAGCCTTCTTCTTTGCAATCTCTACCATATACCTTGCTTTTTCTAAAGCCTCATTGAGATTCAAAGTCTCTTTGTAGACTTCTGTAGCCTCAAAGCTGTACTCTTTTAAATCCGCTATTGTCTTAAGATTGCATTTGATACTGTTAAATTTATTGCTTATTACAGTTTCGACCATCTTCAGTGACAAGCTGGCATTTAAAAACTTATCTTCAAATATCTGCTCAAAGCCAACAAACTCAAGTTCTTCGCCTGCTGCATCTTTCAGCTTCTCAAACAGTGCCTTAACTTCTTCAAGCTTCTTTTGCTTTTTTTCTTCCTCATAGCCTTTGATTTGTGAGTCAATCAAGGCTGCAGGCTCTTTTATAACTGCAAGCAAATCTTTTATCTGTGCTTCAAATTGCTCATAAGGCTGTAAGCACTGCTTTTTTATCTGCTTGCGCTTATCATCTATTGCAGTCGCCAAAGCGTTCAGCTTCGCCCTGTCGGCTTTCGCTTCTTTGATTTGGTCTTCTGTATATACAAGACCTTTATATTGCTCAAGCTTCTGTGATAACTCTGCTTTGAGTTCCTCATAATTCCACTCAATCGCTTTTAAAAAGCCGTTTTCTTCGCTCGGATTGTATATCTTTAGTTCCATAGTCCTCCTTCTTTTTGCGACATAATAATGTCGCTATTTCCGCTATATTGTCGCTTCCGCCAATATAGGCCATCTTGTTGACGTCACCAAAATGGTCGTCTTTCCCGACATCGGGAAAATGGCATCTTTATATATCAGGAAGTATCAGATCAGGCATCCTTTTAACCTCCACGCACTTCCAAAATTTTCTTTCTTCCTCCGCTAAGTACTCTATATCTCCCACAACCTCACTTCTTTCGATAAAGTAGTGCTTTGTCTGCAGATATATCTGACCGCCGAACTCACTCTTTAGCTGTGCCTTAAGCACTACAAAGTCAAATTCAGTGACCATCAAGTAATGCAACACTTGTATAAAGTAGTTATCAGGTATCCTATCCCTCCACTTTTCTTTCTGCATACTCTGCAGTATATTGGTTGTTTTTATCTCAAGTATGCCCCTTCTGCCGTCCTTGTCTGTAAGCTCACCGTCAAGGCTTGCGTGTGCGAAGGGATACCTTGAATTTAAGTACATATTGTTATCAAAGTACTCAACTTTGTACTGCGGAAAGTCTAATCTGAATAACTCTCTTAGATGCTCCTCCGCCTTAGTGCCGTATATCACATAAGGCTTATTGGATATATCGGGGCTTTCTTTTTGCCCCGTCTTTTCTAAGTAGAGGTCCGTATTTGTCTTATAGGGATTCAATCCCACAATTGCGGCGGCATCTGAACCACCTATCCTGCTCCTGTGCTTCAGCCACTCTTCACGACTGGCCAATATCTTTCTTTCTATCATGTTTACTTTAATATCATGCTTGCGATCTGCTCCGCTGTGAAGTCCAGCGTGGCCGCTATCGCTCTCAATTCAAATATCGTCATGTCGGCCGGGTGGTCTCTTTTGTGAGCCACTGTCTTTTCACACTTACCGATAAGGCTTGCGATGTTTTTTGTCTTCAGTCCTTTAAGCTCAAGGCCTGCCATGTATGCAGCCCTAAAGCTTCTATCCATTACCTCCGTCCTTGACGGTGCTAATCTCGGCATTTTTCTTTTCCTCCTCATGTTTTTTTATGACCTGTATGGCCTTTTTTATTTCTGCCACATCTCTGTCATTTCCTTCTTTTTTCTTTTCTTCAAGCAAATTGCTAAAAAAGTCTATCATCCATTGATATTTATAAGTCATTTGATAAATACTTTAGTAAGCATCATTATAAAGACCGCATCTGCTGCTACAAGTACAGCAAGTGCAAGATAGACTCTGCTTTTAAGTGCATTTATTTCTGCTTTTTGTATCTTCAGATTCAGATCTTGCATAGATACCGCATTATAAATGCCTCTGTATCTGTCTTTTAAATACTCAAAGTCTTCTCTTTGCTTAAAGACCCTATTCTCTAAGCTCCTCAGTGCCTTCTCCTTCTCTTCTTCCGCTGTGCCTCTTATCAGTGTTGGCATTGCTACAAAATTCTTTCTTATATCTTCCATAATTTCCTCCTTTTTGCTTTTAACTCGCTTTTTTCTTATGCGTAAATTGCCTTTTTCTTATACGACTCTTCCAGTATTCAACTCTTGCTTCCACTGTGCGAATTTTGGGCATATACCAATTAAAAAGGTTGTCTTCCCATAAATCAAAATCCGATCCGTAACAGTCGTAAGCACCGTTTACAAGTGTTTCACGGCCGTTTCTCCATTCTTCGCTGTATCTCTTTTCTAAATCTGCAAGCTTTCGTTTATCCCTCTGCAGGTTTTTCTGCAGTTCACCGCATGTGTACGGCTTCATATATTTTTTAATTTTCATAAATTCTCCTTTTGCGCATTCAAGAATAAATTCACAAAGTATACTTGCCCCTTGCCTGTGACTTTTGTCGTCTTTGTGACAACATTCACGCCATCGCTATTGATATAACTGCCCTCTTTTATTTCAAAGAGCCCTCTGTTCATAGATGCCTGAGTCGGCATATTTTTACTGCTTCCGGATTTCATCAAGAAGCCTTTTTCTCTCAGCTTTTCAAAAAGCCTATGTGCTCCTATATCAATACCGTTTTGTCTGAGTAATTTCGCAAGGTCGCCGACCAGTATTGATGTGTGGCTTGCACTTACCGCATCGGCAAATAGTGCCTTTGGCTTCATCTCTTCGGCTTTAATTTTCAAAGTGCTAAGCTCCTGCTCTGCTATGCGCAAAGCTCTTGCCATGATCTTCTCAGGATTGTTGTATTCCTTTTCAATCTGTATGAAATATTGTCTTGCAAGCTTGCCCCTCTCGGTACGCTGTAACATGCAGATTTCTTTTGCCATGTCCATTTTTATAATGTGGTCGACTGCCGGGCGCCCTCCTGTACTTTCGCTCAAAAATGAGCTAAAGTCCTGACCCTCAACAAACCCATATTCGCACATGCGTGGGAACCAATCCTTATAGGCTGTAGCCACTTCCAGTATTTTATGAAGCTCCCTGCCACTTACTACCGGCTCTAAATTTTCATTTGTATTTACTTTTATTAACTCTTCCATATCTCCCCCTTTATTCGATTATCAAATCATCATATAAATCTTCTTTAGCCCCTGTTAATATGCGTTCTAGCAACTTATATGGTATTTTGTATTTTCTAATCACTTCCTTAACCTCTATAGTACAAGCCTCTACAGCTTCGTATCCGTTTTCTTTGAATGTCATAAATTCCTCCTTATTTAACTGAACTCTCACGCTTGAGCGCATTAATCGCAATATTCAATGCTTCTACATCATCCGACCACACACCAAATCCTTCTTCGTCTTCTTTTATGTACTCCTTACAATGCTCTCTTAAATCTTCTAATTGCGCTATTGCTTCCTCTCTAGTCATTTCCCCTCCTTTAGCTTGCCTTTTCTTCTTCCTTATCCTCTGCTATCACCCTTGCCATCTCCATTCCCTCTGCAAGGCCTAACAAATATTCTTGCTTTTCCTGACTTAATTTCGGTAATGTAGCTTTTAAGATTGCCACAATCTTTTTAGTATCCTTTTTTGTCATCTCTTTACTCCTTTCTATCCCCTTACGGGGCGGGGCTTTAAGCCCCTGTTATTAAATTTCAGATATTGCATGTATGCCATAATCTGTTCCGTAAACTGATTCATAATCATTATGGTATCTGCATATTTTCTTTCTGTATGTCTTACCCGTCTCAAGGTATCCATTTCCTTTTTTTACAAATAGCTGTACCGTTTTTTCTGTTCTGCTTATTACCTCAAATTGTGCTTTTATGAAATCTGTGTAAGTCTTTCCTACTTCAAATTTTTTCATTTTTGTTCTCCTTTGTGTTTCCTTATTGCTTATGTAAACATTATAATTCCGTAATGCAACTTTGTCAATGCCTTTTTGTTTCGTTTGTAAACTTTTTTCTTGACTTTTTCTTTTCATCCTTATATACTAAGAGCATAAAGAAAAGCACTTTCTAAAGGAAAGGAGGGCTATGAAGGAAAGAATTAAAGAACTGCGCAAAACGCTTGGACTAACTCTTGAGTCATTCGGAGATAAAGTTGGAGTAGGGAAGTCAACGATTTCGAGAATCGAAAACGGAACGAACGGACTTACTGAACAAATGATTTTATCTATATGTAGAGAATTCAATGTCAATGAGGAGTGGCTTAGATCCGGCACAGGCGAGATGTTCAAAGATATGACTTTAGATGAAGAAATTATCAGTTTTATCGGCGACATTCAGTGGGATGCGTCTAATACATTTAAAAAAAGGTTTGTGTCTGCCATCGCAAAATTAAACGATGAAGAATGGAAGGTCTTAGAAAAGATTATTACCGTTTGTGCGAATGAAGTAGAAGAAAAAGAGCAATAAAAAAGACCGACATCAGTCAGCCTTAAGCAGATTTTTGACATATAAGAGTATCAACCTTAATTGTCTATGATTTGCACGCAAGAGCAATCTGCAGAGCTCTTTAAACACTTCCTTATCAGACATTTTCCCCTCCTGTTACCCTGCACAACTAAAATAGCGATGTAATAAATATATCGAATGTTTGTTCGGTTGTCAAGGTGGGAGGAGTAGGATTTTATAAAATTTTTAGGAGGACTATATGAAAAAAGAATTGATAGCCGTGGCTATGGCTATGGCACTTACAGGATGTGGCGGAGCTGCTGCATCAAATGAGAGTACTGCCGACACTACTGTAGCAAGTAGCGAGGCAACTTCTGAAGCCGCTACCACAGAGGCTACAAATAAAAAAGAAGAGATGAAAAAGGAATACAGTCTTGACGACCCGATGCGTGTAAATGACGACACTACAGGTAAGTGGAAGCTAAACAGAATGACAAGTGCAACCAATCCTATAGATTTTGCATTTGACTACTATAAGAATTTCATGCAGCCCGACGAAATTCACTTTATAATCAACTTTTCGACAAAGACCACTACTTGTATACAGAATACTGCAGGAATGCTTTATGTAAGAGTTATGGAGCATATAGATAAAGAAGAAGTATCCGCAAAAACACTCGGAAAAGGTACGCTTCTACAAGAAAAGTATTTTAATGCCGAGACTGGCGAACCTTATGAGGCAAGTGCATCAAGTGATGTTGCCCCTGTCTCAAGCGATGAACTTGTGGCAAAAGTAAATGAGATACTTCCTGACCACATGACCCCGGGGTCAGAATTAAAAAGCGTTACTATGAATGATAAAAATCTTTCTATATCAGTAGACCTAACTCATGTAAATGATAATAGCAAGATACAACTGCCTATAGACGCAATAGCCGAAACTTCTGTGTCTGATATAACAGATCCGATACTTGACTTAGGTGATGAATATTTCAATGCATGGGATACGATAACTCTTGATTTTGGAGAGTACGGACACGCAACTTTTAGCAAGTCGGATGTGGCGGCAAATGCAGCAGGTAAATATTTCTCTTATGACGGTGATATCTTGCAAAAGTAACTTATTTTAAACAATATTAAAACTAAAAAGAACCCCCGTACGCCAATACGGAGGCTCTCAAGGATTAGCCACTTGCGTGGCCACGCCTAATTTAAATCAAATGCTTGTGATATTCGCAGATAAATATCAAGTATTATTATACCATTTAGGCAGGCACCTCGCAAGAGGTGTTATTTTTATACTCAAAAAGGAGGTCTAAATGGCTACAGCAAAGAAACTGCCGTCGGGCAGTTACAGATGTCAGATATACGACTATACGGACGATAAGGGGAAAAAGCATTACAAGTCCTTCACGGCAAAAACAAAAAAGGAAGCAGAGCACATGGCCACGGCCTACAAGCTTGATAATGTTGATACATCTAAGAACTTAGATATAAAGCTTGAAGACTCTATGTTGAATTACTGCGCGATGAAATCTAATATTTTATCGCCTACTACTTTAGTAAATTACAAGCGACTTATATATAATGCTTTTGAAGGCTACTTGCGACTTCCTTTAAGCAAATTTACGCCGGATCTGATACAAAGGTGGGTAAATTCTTATGCCGTCGGTAGAAGTCCAAAGACGGTAAAAAACGCTTACGGCTTCTTGTATGCAGTCCTTAAAGCCTACTATCCGAATATGCATATAAATGTAAGCTTGCCACAAAGAATAAAGCCTCGGCTATATGTGCCTACAGATGCGGATATAAAGGCTATCATAGAGTACTGTAAAGAAAAAGATAGAGATATGCTTATAGCTGTATACCTTGCCGCTTTTGGCACTCTCAGACGCTCTGAAGTATGTGCCCTTACTGCAGAGGATGTGGAGGGCAGTATTATACATATAACTAAGGCTTTAGTGTATACAGAGGATAAGGACTGGACCGTAAAGACTACAAAGACAACATCAAGCACGCGTGATATAGATATGCCTGACTACATAATTAAAGAGTTGCCCACAGAGGGCAAGCTTGTGGATCTGAACCCTAATCAGATTACACATCGCTTTGCAAAGATATTAAAGAGTTTAGAGATACAATCTTTCAGATTTCACGATTTAAGGCATTACGCTGCAAGTATGATGCATGCGATAGGAGTTCCGGACGTGTATATCATGCAAAGAGGCGGTTGGGCTTCAGACGGCACACTAAAGAATATATATAGAGGCGTTATGGACGACTACAACGAAAGATTTACAAGTAAAGTTATGGAGCATATAAAAAATATATCACACGAAATATCACACAAATAAAAAGAACCCTTGATTTCTCAAGGGTTTTAGTTAAGCGCGAGACGGGACTCGAACCCGC